TATTTCCTCAATCCACTTCATCAGCTCATCAAGGGTCATGGACATCCAATATTCAATGCTGCCATACTCACGGAGCATGACAGCGCATTTTCTAAACCATTTTACGGGATCGTAGTTTACTCCATCCCCGTGGCTTCCGGTGCTAAATCTCCGAATAAAAAATTAGTCACCTGAGTAATGGCCACGGTGTATTTACCAATAGGCAATGCACAAACCTCAGCATAGGTTACACCTAACGCCCTAGCCGCTAAAGCCGCATGAAATGCACCAGTAAACTGAATCATAGGTGTAGTTTCACCCTTCTTACGCACAAAACGCTCTGCCTCGGTATAATCCACGCCTGTCAGATTGGCAAGCCCATCTTCCAGCTTACTTAAATCAATCTTTCTTTCCTCTGTCTTTTCCATTATGTATACCTCCATCACTAAAACCGCAACCGGGTGCGGATTTGACTTCTAATCCATTACATATTCTCAGCCAATACAGGAGGCAGGCCATACAGCCGCCCCCTTTCTTTTTATTGGCTTTCATGATTACTGGCCCAGAGCCTTACGAATTTTTGCAAGGAAATCTGTGCCGTTTACATTGTAGATGTAATTCAGCTTGTCAATTTCCACCTTAGTAACACCATCAACGGATACCTTCAGATAGATAGCAGAACCTGTCATCTTGGTGTCCATAGTCTCTGCAGGAGACAGCTTGCCCAGCTCCACAGAGGTTGGCAGCAAGCGAACCATTACACGGAGAGACTTGGCCTTGTATTCGCCAGTGGCAGCATCATATACTTCCTCTGCACCAAACATCTCAAAGTCATAGGCTCTTACCTCACCCAGCTCCAGAGCAGTTTCATCCGTAATACGGAAATTCAGCTCCACAGTGAGGTTGTTAGTGTGGCCACTTACCGGCATATCAATATCACCGCTGATACCGGCACCGGTGATGGTGGTTGTCTTTGCTTCCAGATTAGGCAGGGTAATATCTACCACGCCTGGCCTTTTAACACCATTCAAGTAAAACTCGAAGTTATTCAAATGGCTAGGCACTACATTAACTCCACTCATGTCATTACCTCCCGATTACTCAAACAGTGTAGCAATATAATCAGGATCATATTCCTGAATAAACTCAATCTGACGGGCAGCAGCTGGTGGAGTGAAGAATACATGGAAGTATAACTTACCATCCATCAGGCCAGTAGTAGTGTTATCCTCCTCACGGAACTCTACACGGCCACCCAGCAGGGCACCCTTGGCAGTAAGGCCATTAAGCCATACATTGGCACTGTCCACAATGGTATTAATCAGACGCTTATTGGTAGGATCATCAACCTTACTCCAGAAGGTGGTAATAAGAGTGTTGCCAATCCAGTTGAACATACGACGCTGAACAATCTGGTTGTCCTTCACATCAGCAACACTTGGATATGCTGCCGTCTGCACGCCCCAGCTCTTCCAGCCACCAATGAAGTTAATGGCTGTCACAATACCATTCTGATTCAGATAGTTGGCCTGAGCGTTGTTGTAGAACACCTCAGTACCATCTGCAAGACAGGTACCGTTAATCTTCATGCTCTTATTGGAGCCTACATAGTACGGAATGCTGTCATGCTCTGCATCTGTACGATTGTAGAGGCTGGCCAAATGAGTAGACATGTGAGAAATCTCACTATCCAGCTTCACCATTGGATAGGCCACAATGAGATTCTTATCAGTGTAGCTGTTGTTATTCTTCCACTCAGCTGCGTTGGTGTAATTAATCACCGTATCAGACGGAATATCTGCAATAGCAATAGCATTAAAATGACCGCTGATATTATAGGTCTTGGCACTCATTACCGCGCCTACGCTTGGAACAGAGCTGAACTTAGGCGCAATAATAATACCTGGCACAAGACCGAAACGAGGGAAAATCTCATCAATAAGCTCCATACCAGTAGCCTTGCCAGTAGTAGCGTCAATTCCGCCAATGATATCATTAGCCACTACAGCAGTAGGATTGAGTACATTGTAGGTTGCAGCCGCAGTGGATGAAGAATAAAGCAAACCGCCTTCCAAGGCTGTAATAATAACCTTGCCCTCATCGTTGTATGCAGCAGTATAATCAGTACCCAATACACACTTATCAGCAAGAGAGCCTCCCTCCAAGGTGTTGATTTCCAATGTATTCAGCAGGACATTGGCATCAATAACCACCTCATGGTTGGTGAAAGTAATAGTGGAAGCTGTTACTGTGGTCTTATGAGTTGCAGGGTCAAGCACATTCACCATGACGATAGGTGCCATATTGTAATAGGTAAAATGCTGCTTCATGACCTCGCAGAGAGTATACTTGCCCCAGTCATCGCTATAGCCGAAAGCCTCCACGGCCTCCTTAAGGGTATAGCAGAGCTTTGGCACATTTGCCTCTGGGTTAGCAGTCAAATGAACCGGAGCTGTACCAAATGCCACAATGAGACCGCTGTCAGTCTCAATCATTGGTACCAGGCTGGTAGCCTGTTCACTGGTGTAAACACCATGCTTGTAAGCCATTATTTATCACTCCATTTCCATATATTTGGACACATCTTTATAGGCAAGGCTAGCAGCTGTACCCGCCATCTTGATATTCTCCTTAAGAGAATGAATTGCCAAAGGCTCAGCAAATAAACGCTTGAATGGTTCCTTATTGAACTTCTCAGGAATACCATCACGATAGAGCTGGTTGGTCTTTAAGCCCAGCTTTGGAATGGTTGGGCCCAAATACATTACCGGACTCTTCTCCGGCTGCTTATTCTCAACCTCTGGAACTGGGCTGTCTTTCTTTTTGGTAGCCATTAATTTAACCTCCATTTCCCGCCGTAATTACGGATTAGTGTGCCCCACACGATATTTAAGGGTGGCATAGCCGAACCAGAACGGATACGGCTGAGCCTCAATAGTCTCAAACTTGGTAGGCATAACCAAGGGGTATTTCCGGGCTATAATCTTCTCATTGCACACCCGCTGACGGATGCGCTCCATGATGGAGAGTAAGTCCATCCAAGCCTCTTTATCATCCCCGTATACCCCTATAGTCAGTCCAACAGTAGCTATAGAAATACCCTCATTATCATCTGTTACTTCCTGCACACTTACGATTACAAGCGGATAGTATGTATCACTCAAAAAATCCTCATCCGGAATATGCTGGCAGTAGACAGTGACCTTCTTGTCCTCCTGTCCCTCTGCCCTCAGCTTATAATCCTTTGTTGCATCCCTTATCTCATCCGCAAGGGCCTCAATAAGTCTAACTGGTATCATCTTCTATACCCCATCAAAAAAGCATTTATTTCATGCTCAAGGTTCTTGTCCATACGCTCAAGCATTTTCTCAGAGATATATTCCGTTACTTCCTGGCTTCCCAGCATCTGTGCTGTAGAAGGTCCCGACAATTTATGAATAGGCAGGCTGGCACTGTCATGGCCATGATTACCGCGCTGGAATACGCCCACATGACCCGACTTCATTCTAGCTAAAAAGGCGTGAGCAATAGTTCCGCCCTCGCCTTTTACAACCTGACTATACAAATAATTACCCGCTTGTGGCCGCCTCTTTGGTACGGACTTGGGCTTGGTAATGAAATATGACAAATCATTCACCGGGCCCTTGGATGAAAGTATGCCTGCCATTTCCTCGATCTTCATTTTGAGGGTTCTGGTGACATAGCCCGCCTTTCTAATGGTATAGCGTTCCCGTACTTTTTTTACTGCTTCCTTCTTGGCACCCCGTAGGCTTTTCCTAAGAGCTGTACTTACAGCCTTTTTTGCCGCCCCAGGAATATGCTCCAGAAGCTCCACGGCTTTTTCTATACCTCTGGCATCTACCTCAATCATCCCATCACTCCCATGCGATTACCTACCAGCAATATGTTCAGCATTCCCATATCCTCGGTACAGCTTGCCACCTTGAACAGCTTCCCATCAAGGCGAAGGTTATTACCCTGTACGGGCACCCGTGGCAAGTCTGCCTTCTTTACGGCTACAGTTGCATAGTCCCCATGCAGGCCATCGGTTACCCGTGGCCCGCCCAAGGTCCTTTTAATATTACTGGTAGTATCATTACTGACAACCGCCAAGCACTCCACATTATCTATCTGGTGGATTTCAGCAAATTCAGAAGCATTAAGGAAAACAGCTTCTATATCCGCCGCCACCTGCTCCCGAAAGCTCATATCAACCAATCCTTACACGAATAGTAGTTACACCGGATGCCTTTGCTGCCACACACATTCCAGCTGGAACATTGTTGGTAGCAGTAGCAGTAATCTTCTCATCAC